CTGCATCTGCTGTCCGAGGCATGTCGTTTAACATCATCTTTCTCGACGAGTTCGCTTTCGTCCCAAATCACATTGCTGACTCGTTCTTTGCCTCTGTTTATCCTACTATCACTTCTGGTAAATCAACAAAAGTAATTATCATTTCTACCCCACAGGGTATGAACCACTTCTATAAGATGTGGCAGGATGCTGTTAATGGCAGAAACGATTACACATATCATGAAGTCCACTGGTCGCAGGTTCCTGGAAGGGACGCTAAGTGGAAAGAAGAAACTATTAAGAACACATCCCAACGTCAGTTCACGCAAGAATTTGAGTGCGAGTTTCTGGGATCTGTTGATACGTTGATCTCTGCTGCTAAGTTGAAAGCATTAGCATTTGACGAACCTATTACTAGAAACAAGGGTCTCGATATTTACGAGAAACCAAAAGAAAAAAATGAATACTTGCTGACAGTTGACGTAAGTCGTGGCATTGGTGGAGACTACTCTGCTTTTATTGTGTATGATATTACTACAGTGCCATACAAGATTGTAGGAAAGTATAGAAATAATGAAATCAAACCTATGCTGTTCCCTAACGTTATTAATGACGTTGCCAGAGCATATAATAATGCGTGGGTATTATGTGAAGTTAATGATGTTGGAGATGGTGTAGCATCTATTCTAAACTATGATCTAGAATATCCTAACGTTCTTATGTGTGCTATGAGAGGACGTGCTGGTCAAATTGTTGGTCAGGGATTCTCAGGTAACAAGACACAACTTGGTGTCAAGATGAGTGTGACAGTTAAGAAGGTTGGTTGTGCAAACCTCAAACAGATTATTGAAGATGACAAACTTATCTTCAATGACTACGAAATTATATCAGAACTTACCACGTTCATTCAGAAGAAACAATCCTTTGAAGCTGATGAAGGATTCCATGATGACTTGGTAATGTGTATGGTAATCTTTGCTTGGTTAGTTCAGCAAGATTACTTTAAAGAACTAACAGACAATGATGTTCGTCAACGTATCTACCAAGAACAAAAGAATCAGATTGAACAGGATATGTCACCATTTGGATTTATCACTACAGGTCTAGAAGGTGACGAAGGATTTGTAGATGATGGAACTGTCTGGCAATATGGCGATACACAAGAAGATGTTTCATACATGTGGGACTACCGATGAACTTAGACGATCAGTTTAGATTAGATCATTTGCTTCTGAAGGAAAGAAAATGTAGGACATGCGATAAAACTAAAAGTTTGTTAGATGACTACTATTTGATAAGAAGAGTCAGGGGAGATCTTCCTTCATCATACTCATATGAATGTAAAGATTGCACGATAGAACGTGTGCTGAAGACAAGACAAAAAGGTAGACCTATAAAAGATGTATATCCAGACTGGTAGTGTGTTCATGCATTGTTTCCCCACTCAAAGAGTTCAAAATAATAAATAATTTTAGATTAAATTTGGACATACCAAGGAGAAAAACATGGCAAGTCAAGTCTCGCCTGGAATTTTAATCAAGGAGCGTGACCTTACTAATGCTGTCGTGACAGGTGCGTTGGCTATTAGAGCTGCACACGCCTCATCTTTTGCTAAGGGACCAATCGGCGAAATTGTTAACATTAATACTCAAAAAGAACTGGTCGATACATTCGGCGAACCAGGATCTTATGCTGAGGACTGGATGGTTGCATCCGAGTTCATGAACTATGGCGGTAGACTCGCTGTTGTTCGCACAGAAAGTAGTGGAGCACTCAATGCAGTGACTGGTGCTGCTGGCGTTCTGATCAAGAACGAAGAAGACTGGATGGGCGGAACGGGAAGTGCTGAAGTTTTTGCTGCAAGATCTGCAGGAACTCACGGCAACTCACTCGTAGGAGTTCTAGTTGACGCAGGTGCTGATTACATCGTAACTCTAGCATCCGATCCTGCTAACGTAACATTGAATGCAGGAGATTCCCTAGCATTCGGTGCAGTAACCGCAACTGTAATCAGTGGCGACTGGACTGCACTAGTTGTTAAAGCAGACGGTGCTATCACAAGCGCAAGCGTTCTAACTGACGGTGGCGCAACCGTAGCAGTTTCTGCTGCTAAAGACTGGTATCTGAACACTTCAGTTGAAGGTGTTTCACTATCGGCAATCGGACCTCGCCCTGCTTCAACTCAGTTTGGACTGGACAATGGATTCTCTGGCGATGCAGTTCACTTTGCTGTTATCGATAGAGTTCAAGGAACATTGGTAGAAAGATTTACATATCTTTCAAAACTAACTGATGCCAAAGACGAAGAAGGTGGCAACATCTACTACAAGTCTGTAATCAACGAACAGTCAAGATTCATTTTCCAAGGTGCTGCTCCTGCTACAGATGCAAACCTAGGCGGAACAATTGTTCTTGGAACTGCTTCAACTGCAACTGCTGGCGCATTCGTTCAGTTCGGTGGATTCAACGACAGACTTGGATTTGGTGCTGATGGATCAGGTTACACATCTGGTCAGTTTGGCGAAGCAATGGACCTCTTCCTTGATACTGAAGAGACCGATATCGATTTCGTTCTCATGGGTGGATCCATGGCAAGCGAAGTTGATACCAAAGCAAAAGCAACTAAAGTAATTTCAGTTGCTGCATCAAGAAAGGATGCAATCGCATTCGTTTCTCCACACAAAGGAAACCAGATCGCTTCTTCTGGCGGCGCTCTAACTTCCACCCAACAGAAAGAGAACACCCTGGCGTTCTTCTCAGGTCTGACCTCTACTTCTTATGCTGTCTTCGACAGCGGTTACAAGTATGTTTATGATCGCTTCAATGATGTCTATCGCTACATCCCAACCAACGGAGACGTTGCTGGTCTTTGCGTTCAGACTTCTAATCTCCAGGAAGATTGGTATTCACCTGCTGGTCTCAACCGTGGTGGCATTCTTAACGCAGTTAAGATGGCATACAATCCTAACAAAGCAGATAGAGACGAGCTGTATCAAGCACGTATCAATCCTGTTGTTGGTCTAAGAGGACAAGGCATTACCTTGTTTGGTGACAAGACTGCACTCTCTGCACCTTCTGCATTCGATCGTATCAACGTTCGCCGTCTCTTCCTTAACCTTGAGAAGAGAGCACGCAGACTGGCAGAAGGCGTTCTCTTCGAGCAGAACGATGCAACGACAAGAGCTGGTTTCTCTAGCGCACTCAATTCCTACCTCTCCGAGGTTCAGGCACGCAGAGGTGTTACAGACTACCTCGTTATCTGTGACGAGACAAACAACACCGCTGACGTTATTGATCGCAACGAGTTTGTTGCTGAAGTTTATGTAAAACCAACCCGCTCGATCAACTACATCACAGTTACATTTACTGCAACCAAAACTGGAGTTTCCTTCAGTGAAGTTGTAGGTCGCTGATCAAAGGTTCCTATCATAAACATCAAACGAGGCTAAAAGAAAACAATGGCAACTAAATTAAGCAATTTTATTTCTGATATTGGACAAGGCGTCAAGCCTAATATGTTCATGGTTGACATCGCTTTTCCTGGAGAAGTTTCAGGAGCAGATGGCGATGCCGACATGATCAACTTGCTTTGTAAGTCTGCTGCACTTCCTGCATCCAATCTGGGTGTAATCGAAGTTCCCTTTCGTGGCAGAACTGTTAAGATCGCTGGTGACCGCACCTTCGATACATGGACCGCAACCTTTGTCAATGACAAAGAAATGAAGATCCGTGCATACTTCGAGCAGTGGTTGGCACAAATCAACTCACACGATACGAACAATTCACCCCTGTTCATTCCAAGTGAGACTGATGGTGGTTATACCAGACTTCTCAAGGTAAAGCAACTTGAGAAGAATGCTTCTGAATCTGGTGAGGTTCTACGTCAGTATAATCTCCACTATGGATTCCCAACTAACGTCTCCCAGATTGATCTTGCTTATGATAGCAATGATCAGATCGAAGAGTTCACAGTTGAGTTCCAGTATTCTTACTGGAATGTAGTTACTGGAGATACTCAGAACGGAGTTTCTGGTGTCAAGTCTGGCATCGGTGATTCTCGCCTAGTTGAAGGTTGATAAATAGTTCTAGGAATAGATCTGTTTACGACTGATGAGTCAACTATTTGGTTTTATTATTAATAAGAAGGAGGGAGCGGAAGGTCAGTCCCCCGTCCCTCCTAACAATGAAGCATCTGTATCCACCGTTGCTGGTGGATACTTTGGCACCTATGTTGATACATCTGGTGGTCAAAATTCGCGAAATGAGTATGAACTCATTCGTAGATATCGTGATATGTCACTACATCCAGAATGTGATTCTGCTATCGATGAAATTGTAAATGAGTTTGTTGTCAATGATGGTGACGACAAACCCGTCGAAGTAGACTTAGCAAACCTAGAAGTAGGTGCTGGAGTTAAGAAAAAAATCCGTGATGAGTTCAATAGAATTCTTCGCATGATGGATTTTAATACCAACGCGCACGAAATTATTCGTAATTGGTATGTTGATGGTCGTTGTCATTATCATAAAGTAATTGACCTTGACAATCCAAGAAAAGGAATCCTAGAGTTACGCTACATGGATTCGCTCAAGGTCAGAAAAGTTAGACACAAACTGAAAGGATCAGATCCCAATAAGACTGAGCAGGAAAAGGGATCTGCAATGCAGTATGACTATGGCGATTATATTGAGTTTTATATCTACAACCCTAAAGGTTTTGCTGGTTCAACTCCATCCGTTACTGGAGCAATGGATTGGACAAACCAGGAAGGTATCAAGATTGCTGCTGATGCCATTGCACAGTCAACTTCTGGTGTGATGGATTTGAATAAAAAGATGAACTTGAGTTTCCTTCACAAGGCAATCAAGTCTCTCAATCAACTTAGAATGATTGAAGATTCTCTTGTTATCTACAGATTATCACGCGCACCTGAGCGTAGAATTTTCTACATCGATGTAGGTAATCTACCTAAGGTAAAAGCAGAACAATACTTGCGTGATGTCATGTCTCGCTATCGTAACAAACTAGTTTACGATGGTCAGACTGGAGAAGTCCGCGATGACAAAAAGCATATGAGTATGCTTGAAGATTTCTGGTTGCCTCGTAGAGAGGGTGGTCGTGGCACTGAGATCACAACTCTGCCTGGTGGTCAGAACCTTGGCGAACTTAAGGACGTTGAGTATTTCAAAAAGAAACTATACAACTCCCTAAACCTGCCACCTTCTCGTCTGACAGACGATAACAAGGCATTCAACCTTGGTAAGTCTACAGAGATTCTTCGTGATGAACTGAAGTTTACCAAGTTCATTGGTCGTCTCCGCAAGCGTTTTGCGATGTTGTTCCATGACATGCTGAGAACTCAACTGATCCTCAAGGGTATTATTACTCCTGAAGATTGGGAAGACATGGAAGAGCACATCCAATACGACTTCCTGTTTGACAATCACTTCAATGAATTGAAGGAACAAGAGATGCAGATGCAACGCATCACTCTTGTTACTCAAATGGATCCTTTTGTTGGCAAGTATTTTTCTTCAGAATATATCCGCCGTAAGATTCTCATGCAAACTGAGAATGAATATAAGGAAATTGATAAGCAGATCAAACAAGATATTGAAACTGGACTTGCTATTGATCCTGTTCAAGTCAACATGCTTACTGACCTTGAGCAACAGAACAAAGCATTCCAACCAGAGTTACAATCTGCGGAAAACGATGCCGCTGCTGATAGAGAAATGAAGAAGTTGGAAGCTGCTCCAAAGAAAGAGAAATCTTAATCTAATAAATAATTAGATCCAACGCATTTTACCATGGATTCTGAAGTAGTAGATATTGTGAATCTTATATCAGATAAGAAACGCGGAGATGCACTAGACAAGATTGATGATCTCTTGTTTGGTAAAGCATCTAAAGCAATTGATGACTACAAAAAAGTAGTTGCCAGTAGTTTGTTTAACGAACCAACACAAGAAGAAGAATGAAACTAATTACAGAAAACATCGAAGATATTCAGATTCTTACCGAAGAAAAAGATGGTAAGGAGCACCTTTATATCGAAGGTGTTTTTCTGCAGTCTGAGATCAAAAACCGTAACGGTCGCATCTATCCTTTCTCCGTATTGGAAAAAGAAGTAGGTCGTTATAACGAAGAGTATGTTTCAAAAGGACGTGCTCTGGGAGAACTTGGACACCCCGATGGTCCTACTGTCAACCTTGATCGTGTGTCTCACCGCATTACATCATTGAAGGCAGAAGGTAAAAACTTCATGGGCAAGGCAAGAATCCTTGATACTCCTATGGGTAACATCGCTAAATCTCTTTTAGGAGAAGGCGTCAAACTTGGCGTTTCTTCTAGAGGAATGGGTAGCATTGACCGACAGGAAAGTGCATCCTATGTCATGGACGACTTCATGCTTGCAACTGCAGCAGATATCGTTGCTGATCCTTCCGCACCTGATGCTTTCGTTAATGGAATCATGGAAGGTAAAGAGTGGGTTTGGGCAAACGGAATTCTTAGAGAACAGCAAGTTGCTGAGATCAAGTCCGAAATCGATAACTCTTCTCGTATTGCACTAGAAGAAGCATCACTTAAAGCGTTTGAGCGTTTTCTTTCCGCGCTCTAATTAATTAAATTCATAAATAAACAATAGATTAAATAAACAACGAACACGGGGAAACTCAGATGTCAGATATGCTTAACGAAAAATTTGAGGAGTTTGCCAGTGAGCACGCATCGGTTCTTTCTGAGGCAGGTCAAGATCCTATGCCTACAGTGACTGCTGCTGTGCTCCCTGGCGATGCTGCTGCCACAGGTCAATCCAACACTGCTGTTAATGCGAAAGCATCAGCAGGTGAAGGTGCCAGTGGACATGCTGCTCCAATTCAACCAGGAGTTGCCATTGGTCAGGCAGCACCTCAGGAAGTCAACAGTGTAACCACCACTCCTCATGAACATGATGAGGATGGAGATGAGAATCCAGGTGCTAAGGCAGCTGCTCCTATCGGTGGTGGTATTTCTGGCGAACCTAACCGTGGCGCATCTAACACCGATCTTCCTAATGGCACTGCTCCTTCTTTTGGCGCAGAAATCGCTTACGGAACTAAGATGGGTGGTAGTGTAACCTACCCCATCAAACCTAAGTTTGAGTCGGTAGACATGAGTGCAGACGTTGCCGCTCTAACCGAAGGCACCGAACTGACCGAAGACTTTGCTGCTAAGGCAAAGACAATTTTTGAGGCTGCTGTTACCTCTAAACTCAACGAAGAGTGGACGAAACTTGAAGAAGCATTCGCCACACAACTCGCTGAAGCAGTTGAAGTTTCTAAAAAGGAACTCGCTGAAGAAGTTAACGGAACCCTTAACTACGCAGTCACCAAGTGGCTTGAAGAAAATCAAGTTGCTGTTGATCGCGGTATCAAAAATGAGATTTCAGAAGACTTCATTGCAGGTCTGAAGAATCTATTTGAAGAGCATTATATCGCAGTTCCCGATGAGAAAGTTGACGTTCTCGAAGGACTGTCTGAAGATCTTTGTAAGATGGAGGAGCGCCTTGACGAACAGGTTAAGCGCAATATTGAACTTCAAAATCGTCTGGGTGAATCCAGCAAGCAAGTTATCGTAAACCTAGTTTCCGAAGGACTCGCTGACACTCAGAAAGAAAAACTCGCTTCTCTTGCAGAGGGTGTAGAGTTCACCACCGAGGAGGAATTCTCGAAGAAACTCACCACCATCAAGGAGTCCTACTTCACTAAGGAGTCGGTAACCAAAGCAGAAGTGACAGATGAAACACCAGTCGAAGGTAGCGTCGATGATATTTCGCCTGCAATGGCACAATACATTAATGCTATGAACCGCTGGAATCAGTGATTCACTAAATAATTCTATCCACAATTCCTAACAAAAAATTCGGAGACCCAATGTTTAACGCAGAACATCTCCAGGAAAAGTGGTCACCTGTTCTTAACAATGAAGCAGCAAATCCTATTGCTGATCGTTACAAGAAGGCAGTGACCTCCGTCCTCCTGGAAAACCAAGAACGCTTCCTACGCGAAGAGCGTGGAATGCTACAAGAAGTTGCAGTTAACAGCCTCGGCGCTGGCACTGTATCCCCTGGTGGATCCGCTCTCGGATCTGCTAACACTGCAGGACTCGCTGGTTTCGACCCAGTTCTGATCAGTCTTGTTCGCCGCGCAATGCCTAACTTGATGGCATATGACGTTTGTGGCGTTCAACCCATGAGCGGTCCTACTGGACTCATCTTCGCAATGCGTTCACGCTACGAGAACCAAGGCGGCG